ACGTGGGCCGCGACGAGGGCCGCGACGGAGGCCGCGACGAGGGCCGCGACGTGGGACGCGACGAGGGACGCGACGTGGGCCGCGACGAGGGACGCGACGGAGGCCGCCAACATCGCTCCGCTCGTTTCATTTTACCTTTCCGCGCTTCACCACTGGTCGCGCTTCTGGAACGGCGGGAACCAGTGGGCCGGCTACTGCGCCTACCTCTCGTTCTTCCGTGAGGTGGCAGAGCTCGAGCTACCCATCTACGACAAGTGGATCCACTTCGAGGAGGCCGCGATCCACGGCGGCCCGCGCTTCATGCACGAGAAGTTTTGGATCGTGAGCGACTTCCCAACGGTCGTCGCGCGCGACGCGCAGAACCGGCCTCATCGCGAGAATGGGCCGTCGATCGCCTGGCGCGACGGGTGGGCCGCCTACTACTGGCACGGCGTCAAGGTTTCAGCGGACCTAATCCTGCGCCCCGAGTCGATCACGGTCGCGCAGATCGATGCGGAGCCAAACGCGGAGATCCGCCGGGTCATGGTCGAGCGCTACGGCGCGGACCGCTACCTCCGCGACGGAGGCGCCAAGCAGATCGCGCGCGACAAATACGGGATCCTGTGGCGGAAGGACGTCCGCGACGACGAGCCGCTTGTCATGGTTCAGGTCGACAACAGCACGCCGGAGCCCGACGGCTCGATCAAGCAGTACATGCTCCGCGTGCCGCCCGACATGCGCACGCCGCGTCAGGCGATCGCGTGGACGTTCGGGCTCGCCGAGAAGGAATACAGCCCCCTGGTGGAGACCTGAGCCGATGGATCCGATTTGCCTCGTCGACCTCTCCGGCGTGTTCTGGCGCAACTGGCACGGAAGCGTCGCGAAGGAAGCGACCGCCGCCTACCAGCTCACGCTCGGCAACATCCACAAGATCCTCGACGGCTGCACCGTCCCGCACGCGGTAGCGGTCGACGCCGGCTCGTCGTTCCGAAAGGAGATCGCGCCCCTCTACAAAGCCAATCGACCCGAGAAGGACGCCGCCGCGAGCGACCAGTTGCGGAGCGTTATCGAGCGGCTCACGGCCGACGGAATCAAGGTCCTTCGCGCGGAGGGTTGGGAAGCAGACGACGTGATCGCGACGGCGACCCGATGGGCGCGCGCGAAGGGGCACCCCGTCGAGATCTACTCGGCCGATAAGGACCTCCTCGCGCTGGTGACCGACGAGGAGCCGCGCGTCGTCGCCGTCCACCCGTTCAAGGGCGAGACCTGGGCGGCTGCCGGCGTCTTCGAGCGACTCGGTGTGCCGCCGGACAAGGTGCCGGAGCTCCTCTCGCTCGTCGGCGACACGAGCGACAACATCCCGGGCGTCAAGGGCATCGGCCCCGTGAACGCCTCCAAGCTGCTCGCAAGCTTCGGATCGATCGCGGGCATCCTCTCGGCGTGCGATGACCCCGCGAGCGACATCCCGCCGGCGGTTCGCACGAAGCTCGTCGCCGGGATCGGTGACCTCGATCTCTCGAGCAAGCTCGTCGCGCTGCGCTTCGACGCACCGATCGACTGCGCGCAGATTCTCGAGCCGCGGGTGATTCCTCCGCCGGCCGCGCCGCGCGAGCTGGGCGGCGGCAAGAGCATGGGGGGTGGCAGCCTGGAGCATCAGGCGTCGCTCTCGAGCCAGGTGGCGTTCGAGCAGGCCAACCTGCGACAGCAACATCTGCTGCAGCGGCAACCAATGCGGGAGCCGCCTGAAGTGAAGGGCGAGCCAGTGGCGCCGCGCTCGATCCCGACGTCGAGCGCACTCGCTCGTCGCGAGTCCGAGTCGTGGGAGCTCTCTCTCGAGCCGTCCACGCCCGAGGAGGCCTTCAAGATGGCGGCGACCATCTTCGATGGGCGCCTGTTCCCCGCATACGGCAACGAGGCGGCGGTCTTCTCGATCATCCTCACCGGCCGATCGCTCGGGCTGTCGGCCATGGCGAGCGTGCGCGGGATCCAGATGATCAAGGGCAAGCCGTGCCTCTCGGCGGACCTGATCGTGGGCCTCGTGCGCAATTCGCCGCTCTGCGAGTACTTCGAGTGCGTCGAGACCACCGACACGCGCGCGAAGTACGTCACGAAGCGGCGCGGCCGGCCGGAGATCTCGTACGAGTTCACCATCGAGGAGGCGCGGAGCCGCGGCTTCACGTTCACGAGTCGAGACGGCCAGCCGGCGCAGTGGTCGACGAACCCGCGCGGGATGCTGCGCGCGGCGTGCAAACGAGAGCTCGCGCGGCTCGCCTACGAGGAGATCGTGGCCGGCGTCTACACACCCGACGAGCTTCAGGAGAGCGCATGAAAGCGGAGCAGACCGATCACGAGATTGACCGATCCGGGTGGCGAGCTGGTCCGTGGGACAGCGAACCGGATCGCGTCGAGTGGCGCGCGAGCGGCTTCCCGTGTCTCGCGGTCCGAAATCACATCGGCGCCTGGTGCGGGTACGTCGAGCTGCCGCCGGGCCACCCGCTCCACGGCGCCGGCTATGACGCAGCAAACGGGAGGCTGGAGGACGGAGTACACGGCGGCCTGACGTACGCGGGGGCGTGCTCTGGCCCCGTCTGTCACGTTCCTGCGCCCGGGGAGTCAGAGGACGTCTGGTGGCTCGGATTCGATTGCTGTCACGTCGGCGATAACTTTCCGGGTCGCGCAGATCCGGTGTGGTCCTTCGCGAACGAGTTCGTGAGCGCGTTCGGTCTGGCCCAGACCCGCGCGCGCGCCGGTGAGTACCGGGACCTTTCGTTCGTCCGATCCGAAGTCGAATCGCTGGCGGGGCAGCTCTCGCGCCTGGCCGATCCGTGAGCGACGCGGCTCAAGCAGCGCCGGAGCTTCTCACCGTCCGCGAGACGGCGGCGCTTCTCGGCTACTCCGAGGCGAACATCTACAAGATGGCGGAGGCGAACCAACTGCCTGGAATCAAGCGGATCGGCCGCCGTCTTCGCTTCTCGCGCGTCGCCCTCGTATCCTGGCTCGCCTCGGACGAACAGCGCGCCTCGCGACCTCGAAAGGGCAAGCGATGAGCGTTCGAAAACGGAAGGACGGCCGATGGCAAATCGACGTGGTGACATGGGTTCGCGGCGAGCGCGTCCGCGTGAAGAAGAGCGGCGGGAGGACGCGCGCGGAAGCCCTGGAGCTCGAGCGGGCGGAGCGGCGACGGCTGGAGGACGGCGGCCCGGTGAAGCGCGGGCGGTGCCCGACCGTGGCTGACTTCGCGACCGCCTTCCTCGACGGGTACGTGGCGGCGAACTGCAAGCCGTCGACGGCGACCGCGTACCGGATGCACCTCGAGCGGCACCTCGTCCCGGAGATCGGCGAGCTCCCCGTCGATGAAGTCGGGCCGCGCGAGGTCGAGCGATACAAGGCGAAGAAGCTCGCCGCGAAGCTCGAGCCGAAGACGGTCAATAATCACTTGACCACGCTCCGGCGGATGCTCGCCGTCGCGGTCGAGTGGGGGACCTTCCCCGGCCCGGTGCCGAAGGTGCGGCCGCTGCCGCTCGCGCCGCGCCGCTTCGACTTCCTCACGTTCGAGGAGTCGGCGCGGCTTCTGGAGGCCGTGACACCCGCCTGGCGTCCGATGGTGCTCCTCGCGCTCCGGACGGGGCTGCGGCAAGGCGAGCTCCTGGCGCTTCGCTGGGAAGACGTGGATCTCGTCGCGGGCCGCCTCATGGTCCGCCGCTCGGTCTACGCCGGCCACGTCGGAACGCCGAAGGGCGGCCGGGAGCGGGAGGTCCCTCTCTCGGATGAAGCGCGCGCGGCGCTCCGGACGCTCCCGTCGAGGTTCGCCGGCGAGCTCGTGTTCCCGCGCGAGGGCGGCCGTTACCTGACGCCGCCCGGGTGCCGGCGCCCGCTGTGGACCGCCTGCAAGAAGGCGGACCTCCGTCACATCATGTGGCACGCGCTCCGCCACACCTTCGCCTCGCACCTCGTCATGAGGGGCGTTGCGATCAAGGCGGTCCAGGAGCTCTTGGGCCACGCCTCGCTCGAGATGACGATGCGCTACGCGCACCTCTCGCCGGACGTGCGGCGAGACGCCGTCGCGCTCCTGGACGCGCCGGCGAGCGCCGGCGGAAGCGACCGGGTCCCGATCGGGTCCCGGTCATAGAAGTAATCAGCAGAAAGGTCGAGAGAATGAGGAGCGGGACACGAGGTTCGAACCCGTCGACCGGAGCAGCGCGAGACGCGCGATCGCCCGAGAAAACCAGCGTTTCCGGCGCAGGCGACGACCGCGGGCTCCGCTCCGAATTCTCCGCGTTTGGAAGCCGCGCGAAGGGCGACGAGGAACGTTTTAGGGAACGGTCCCGCCGGGCAGCGGAACGCGAGGTGATCGAGGCGGCGAAGGCGTGGGTCCGCTTCGCGTACGCCCGGGAAAACACCTCTCACCATCACCGACTCCTACGCGCCGTGGACGCCCTACCAAAACCGCCGCCGCGGTTCTGCGACGTCTGCGGAACGGAGATCCCGCACGACCGGTACGCGCGGAAACACCATCCCGCGTGCGCGCTGGAAGCCAAGAGGCGGTGCCACCGCGCGCGATACGAGGCGGCGCGGAGGCCGTTCGGGATCTCGAGGGCGCGATGACGGCCTCGGATCTCCTCCTGGCCTTCCTCACCGGCGCCGCGATCGCGGCGCTTCACGCCCAACCTGGCGCGCGCCGGGAGCTTGCCGCGCTCCGCTTCCTCGCGGCAGCACCGGGCTGGCAGATCATTTGGCTCCCACCACCCCACGGATCGCGCCTGCTCGAGATCCAGCTCCAGGCCGCGCGCTGGAACTAGACTCACGACGTGGACAAGCGACTCCAGGCGAAGCATGTACCCGACGAGGCCCTTCTCGCGGAGATCGACCGGCAGAACCGCGAGCGGCCTCACTATGCCGGCGCGATCTGGTGGGAGGCCGCCGAGCGACTTGGGCTCCCGGGAAAGATCGTGCTGGCCAAGGCGCGCGCCCTGGTCAAGCGCGGCATCGTCGAGGGCTGCTGCTGCGGATGCCGCGGCGACTTCAGGCGGCGAGCGCGTCCCGAAGGCTCCGAACGGTAGCCGCCCCCGCGATCCCGTCGACCGCGAGGCCGTGCGCGCGTTGCCAGGTCGCGATCGCCGCCCGCGTCTTCGGGCCGTCGATCCCGTCCTCGACGAGGGGCGCGCAGTCCGGGCACAGGCGGTTCAGCGCCTGCTGGACGCCGAGTGTCGTCGCGAGGTCGGGCTCGGCCGGCTCCGTGTAGACCGGCGGATCGGCGCCGGGCGTCCAGCCCTCGAGGGCCGCGAGCGCCGCCCGGAAGAACGGATCGATCGCGCGCAGGTAGTCCGCGACGTTCGCGCTCGGGTCGTCGAGGTGCGTCCCGGTGTAGTAGTGCGCCGCGAACATCGCCCACGCCTCCTCGGCCGGGCTCCCGTCGGCGAGCCCCTGCTTCTCGGCCGCGGTCCGGAAGAAGGACGCGAAGTAGGCGGCGCCGGCGGCGTCGTCGGGGAACTTGGCAAACCATGTGAAGTAGACCTTCCCCGGCGGGCGCGAGTCGACGTGGATCGCGGCGTCGGGCGGGTCGATGCCGGCGGCCCGCAGCGCCTCCGTGGCGAGGCTTTCGGAAACGTGCCGCTGCGTGGACGGCTGGAGGACGGGAACGACGCCAGCGGCCGAAAGCGCCGCCTGGTCGGCCTGCGAGAGACCGCGCCGCGTCGTGGCCCCCCAGTTGTGCTCGCCCGGCCAGGCGTCGCCGCAGCCCGTCTCGTGCTCGGCGATGGCCAGGAGGAGCGCGATCGAGCGGACGGTCGCGCCGGGCATCGCCGGCGCCAGCGCGTTCGCCTTCTCCCACCAGGAGGCGCGCGACCTCACGCGACCTCGAGGACGGCGACGCGAGCCGCCCGGCGCATCGTCCTGGCGAGCGGCGCCTTCGACTTCCACCTCGGCCGCTCGGCGCCCACCTGGGTCACCTTGCCGCCGCGCATTACGACGAAATAGCCGCCCGGCGTCCGGGTGAACGGCGCGGACAGGGCGAGCGTGGCGTCGAGCTGGGTCGGCGCCGTCGCGCGCTCGTCGAAGTAGCGGGGGTACACGAAGCTCGAGACCGCGACGTCACCGATCGAGTAGTACCGATCCTGCACCGGGTCGCAGACCTCGAAGGCGACGAGGTGCTGCCCGTCGGGCATCTGGACCCAGGAGTCGACGAAGGGGTCGACGTGGGTCTCGAGGATCTCGTGCGAGAGCGCACCCGAGACCGAGACGGAGCCGGTGAAGAGCGTGCCCCCGTCGTCGAGAATCGTCTTCGCGCCGACGAGCCCAGAGATCGCGCCGTCGGTGCCCTCCGTGTGGTAGGCGAGCGCCTCCGGGTCGTCGCAGACGTCGGCGACGAGGATCGTGGGCGTCCCCGCCGGGATCTGGCTCTTGTCGGAGAAGAAGCGGGGCGTCGAGGGGAGGCGCGACCAAGCCGGCGCGAAGTCGCGCTCCACCTGCGTCGCGCAGGCGTGCACCATCTTCTCGACGTCGGCCGGGGAGCAGACGGAGGCGGCGGAGTAGACGGCGATCACGGCGACACCTGGCCCTGCGCGGGCTTGCATGTCCGCGCGGCGAAGGCTGGCGCATCTTCCTTCGGGACCCGGATGAGGAAGACGTGGGCCGCGCCGTCGGCGACGGTGATTCCGGTGCAGGTGAAAACGACTGCCGAGGGCTCGGGCTGGGTCTCGAGGGCGGCGCAGGCCGCGGTCGCGACGTCGAGCGCGCTCTTCACGTCCGCCTTCGCCGCGGGGGTGCACGAGACGAGGAAGAAGGCGAGGAGGCCGAGGGCGGCCGGGGGCACGCTCGGCGGCTTCGGCGCCGTCGGGACCGGCGTCGAGCGCGCGCGGGTCGCCTCGGCCGCGCCGAAGAAGCCGACGAGGAGGGTCACCAGGTTCTTGATGCTCTCGAGCTGGGGGTCGGAGAGGTGGAGGCCGAACTGCGCGGCGACGGCGAGCACGGCGAAGACGAGGGCGGCGATGCGCGCCGGCTCGAGATCGAGGGTCTTGAAGTAGGGGATCACGGGTCAGCCTCCGATGAGGTGGAAGAGGTGCTTGATGAGCTCGACGCCGCCGCCCGACGCGGCGCCGACGAGGACGCCGCCGATCGCGAGCTGCGCTACGAGCGTCTTGGACTGGAGCTTGTGGACGACGAGACGCATCCCGGAACCCTTCTCGCCGCGGGTCGGGTCGGGGGTCTCGCCGAGCTCGGCGTCGAGGTGGCCGACGCGCCTTTCGATGGCATCGATCCTCGCGATGATCGCGGCGGTGTTCCCGGCGATGAGGGTCGCCAGCGCCTCGATCGAGTTGCCCAGCGCCTGCGCGTCGAGCTGGTTCGCGCTCGCGAGCGGAGGCCGGTAACTCGGCGCCGGAGTCGCCCGCTCGAGTGCGATGACGAGATCGCCGACCCGCGCGAGCGTCGTCTCGATCAGGCCGCGGAGCTGCGCGAGCTCGGCGTGCGTCGCGTCGTGCCGCGAGAGCGACCGCATGAGGAGCGATTCGATCTCGTGCAGGTTCGCGTGCAGCACGTCGAGCGCGGCGCCCCAGTCGCCAGCCTCCTTGGCTCGCTCGAGCTCCTCGTGGTCGGCCTTGCGACGAGCGGATGCGATGTCGACGGGGCTCACGGCGTGACCCTCCCTGCCGCCGGGACGCGAAGCGGGATGTCCGTACCCGACGCGGCAGCGAGCGTCGGTACGTACGGGAGCGCTTGCCAGCTCTGATTTAGCTGCGCGCCCCACACGGCGAAGCGCTGCGCGCCGGCACCCTGGTAGTTGAACCCGGCGCCGCCGCTCACCGCCGACGCGATGTTGTGGCCGTCGGCGCCCGAGGAAAGCCGCAGATACGTCATGCAGCATCGGAACCAGCCCCCGCCGACATTGATCGTTGTCGCCGAGATCGGCGGAGCCGTGCCGTTCAACTCGATCGCCGTCCCCGCGACGAGGTCGAAGACCGCGTACGTCGTTTGCCCGTTGACGAGCAGGAGGGCGCACGACGCCGACCCGAGGATCGTTTTGAGGTAGACGGAGAGCGTGTAGACCCCGGCGCCCGTCGTCGAATCGAGCTGAAAGAGGCCGTGGAACTGCGGCGATCCGTCGGTCGGGTCCTTGAAAATCTCCGCGCCGCCGCCGAACGGACCCGCGGCGGCGTTGGCCTGAATGACCGGCGCGCCGAACGTCACCCAGCTCGCATCGTCCAGCGCATCGCTATGCGTGAGGAGATTTTGCGCCTGCGACGCGACCACTCGATTCGCGACGGCGACGCGGTTGGCTACGGCGACGCGGGCCATGTCTCAGAGGGACGCCCCCGTCGTCGGATCGAGCTGCGCGATCAGGTTCAGAAGCGCGGTGTTCGCATCGATCCGCGCCTGCTTCGCCGTCGCGAGCGCCGCCGCCGTCTGCGCCTCCGCAGCCACGGCCTGAGCCTCGGCCCACGCCGCCTGCGAGAGCGTCTTCAGGGCCGCGGTCACGTCTGCTTTCGTCGGAGCTGCCATGTGGTTTCAGAGCCTCACTTGTAGTGAACGGCGAGCACGTGATCGGCCGCCGTCGCGCTGTCGGTGAACGTCGCCGCCGTCGTCGAGATCGCCCAGCCGATCCCGGTCGAGAAGAAGCCTCCCGAGCCGACGAAGAAGCCGGCGCCGATCTCGATCGTCGAGGCGGGCGGGAGGTAGAACGCGTAGAGCGGGACGTCGGTCGCGACGGGCGCCGTCGCCTTGTTGTGGAGGAGGAGGAAGCGCGCCGCGGCGTTCGCGTTCGAGACGCGGACCGACAGCACGTTGCCGGCGCTGGCCTTGACGTTCGCTTTGGTGGCGACGCCGAGGCCGGTCGCGAGCGTGGGAGCGTAGGTGCTCGTCGCGAGCGGCTTGATCACCTCCGCGTACACGCCGTTGGTGTTGTCCTCGGCAACGGGCGCGAACTGCTCGGCAACGGGAACGACGCCCGAGCCGTTCGTGGGGACCGCGCCCGCGGCGGCGCCGCGGCGGAGAAGTGCGGTGGTCATCTCAGTCCGTTCCTTTCACCTGAAGCGAAACCGTCGGCGTGATGCTTCCGCTCGTCGCGGTGTAGACGACGCGGACCCAGCGGTAAGCGCACGCCGTCTCCTCGAACGCGATCGTCGAGGCGCCGCTCACCGCCTGGCTCGTCACCTGGTTCCCGCTCGCGTCGTAGAACACGAGGTCATAGAAGTTCGTGAGCCGCGGATCGGGCATCTGTGACGCGACGCGCGCGCGGTCGTCGCACGCCTGGAGCTTCACGGTGCCGACCGGCGAGCCCGTCGAGGGGCACGTGAGGACGAGCGAATAGAGCTGCGCGTTGCCGACGTAGATCGGCGAGCTCGTCCAGCTCGTCGCCTGCGCGGCGCTGCCGTCGAGCAGGACCGCCGGGGCCTGCATCGAGATCCCGTCCGCTCCGGCGATCTGCGGCGTCATCGAGTCTTGCTTCATCGGGTCCTCACTTGAATTGCAGCCTTTGCGACGAGGTTTGCAGCGATGGCACGTTGACCTTGTGCCCCTTCGCCTTCTTCGGGCCCGGCGCCGCCTGCTGCTGGGGCTCGACGTTCTGGTAGGCGCCCTGGTAGTTCGCGCCCGCCGGCGCCGTGAGCTGTACGCCGGTGAGGAGCGAGAGTCCGTGGCGGACGCCGGCGGAGATGGGCGGCGCGCTCGGGTCGTGCGCCATCTTCGCGACCTCTCCGACGAACGAATCGTGAAGGGCCGGGTAGAGCGTTTGGAGCGCCTCCACGTGCTCGGCGCGAAGGTCGCCGCGCTGGACGTGATCCATCACGGCCCACGGGTTCTGGGCGACCTCGAGACGCCGCTCGAAGGCGGCGCGCTCGTGGAAGCTTGGCGACCACGGCCGCTTGTTGAACGCCTGTGGGTCCTTCGGGTCCTTCGGGAGCGCCTGGTGTAGGTAGGCGATCTGGGCCTGCGCCTTCTGCGCGACGAGGGCCGCGAGGCGCGGGTCCTCTCCGAAGATGCTCGAGAGGTGCGCGGCCTCCTGGGTCACCTGGTCCGGGTTCGCCGCGGCCTGCGTAAGCGATTGGTTCAGCTTGTCGTACTGCTGCGCCTTCGAGAGCCCGTTCGCCTTGCGGCCGAGGTAGCCCTTGATCGCGTCGACCGGCGCGCTATCGGCGACGCCGGCGCGGAGCGCGCGCGAGACGGTGCCGATCTTCTTCGCCGCGGCGTCGGCCGCGTTCTTCGCGAGCGAGACGCCGAAGCCCGCGGAGATCTCCGGTGCGCTCTTGGCGATCTTCTGGAGGACGGCGCCGGAGAGGTCGAGCGCCTTCGGCGTGAGGACGTGATCGAGGACGCGACCGATCAACGGCGAGACGGCCTTGGTGCCGAGCCACGCGCCGGCCGGCCCCGCGATCGCGCCGCCGATGCCGCCGCCGATCGCGCCGCTCGCCGCCTTCGAGACGGCGCCGACGGCCTTCCCCGCGAGCCACTGCTGCGCCATCGACGGCGCGCCCAAGGCGTTGGCGGCGCCGAGCGCGTTCTGCTTCGCAGCGAGGTCCGCGAGGAACTTCGGGTAGTCGGTCTTGAGCGGCAGCGCGTTGTACGTCTGCGCCATCGCCCGCGACTGCTCGGCCTCGACGATCTGATCGATCTGCCGAAGGACGCGCGCGCGCTCGCTCGAGCCGAGCCCGCCCTCGAGAAGCGAGGAGCGGAGTTCCTGGAGCTTGCCGAACGAGAGCGGCTGATTGCCGAGGTCGGCGATCTTCTTCACCGCCGCCTCGACGGTCTGCTTCGCCTCCGGGTTCGCGAAGCCTGGGAGGGTGAGCCCGGGTTTCGCGTCGGCGAGCGTCGAGCCCACCTTGTCCGCGAGGTCGGTCGGGACGACGGCCAGCTTGTCGACGGCCGCGCGCTCCTTGCCGGGAAGGTCGCCGATCGCCTTGTCGAGGATCGAAGCGTGCTCGCCGAGCGCCCTCGTCGCGGCCGCGCGCGCCTCGGCCGCCTTCTCGGGTGTCGCGATCCCGAGCTTCGAGAGGTCGAGCGCGCCGTTCTCGCCGACGAGCCCGTGCTCCTTCGCCGCACCAAGGAGCTTCCCGCCGGTCTCACCGATCGCGCTCCGCGTCGCGTTTGCGGCCTCCGAGAACGCGCCGTGCCCGAGCCCGAGGAGCCCGCCGGTGCCGACGCCCCACAGGACCGACTCCGCCGCCTGGTCGTAGTCGCCGAACGCGGCTTGCGTCACGGCCTGAGGTGCCGACCACGCCGCGCCCTCGAGAGCGGCGCGACCCGTCGCCGCGGCCATCCGCTGGGTCAAGCCGGGGGCGGCCGCCTCGACGGCTTGGCCGACCATCCGCGCGCCGTCCGCCTTACCGACGGCCTGCGCGGTCGCGGCGAGCGCGTGGCCGCCCTGGAGCGCCTCGCCGAGTCCCGCCGTCGCCGCCGTGAGGCCGAGGGCGCCGACGCCGCCGCCGACAACTTGGGCGACGCGGTGCTCCTTGTTTTCGGCCTCGTAGGCCTCCTGGAGCTCGGGAGGGAGCTCGTGCTTCTCGAGCTCGCCTTGGACGCCGCCCGAGAGTTGGTTCAGCGCCTCGTGCGCGCCGACCTGGAACGCGCCGCCGTAGTGCTCGCGGTAGAAGTCGACGCGGGCCTCGTGCGCGGCGGCCGCGTCGTCGTGCCAGGTCCACCCCTTGTTGGCCGCGTCCTGCGCGCTCGACGCCGGCAGCGTGTACGTCTTGCCGCTCGGGTCGAGCATCTTGACGCGCTGATCGCCGACGGGCTGGAAGCGCTTCGGGTCGGCGGCCGCGACGGCCGGATCGACGTTCACGACGCGCGAGTAGTGCGCGTCGAACGCCGTCACCGGCGGCGCGGTGGGCGGCGGAGGAGCCTCGGGCGGAGGAGGCGGGGGGAGCGACGCGTCGGCCATCAGTCCTCCTCCTTCGCGCCGGCGGGGAGACCGGGCACGCTAGCGCCCGGCGTCGCCGCGAGCGACGTGAAGATCTTCGTCCGCTGCGCGTGGCGCTTCTCGATCGTGGCCTTCGTATCTCCCGCCTGGGGGACGAACGGCTTCGCGATCTCTCGCGCCTTCTCCGGATCGCGGACACCCATATATTTGTGGACGTCGGCGATCACGCCAGCTTCGTAGGCCTGGCGCGCAAGCTCGGCGTCCTGCCCCTTCGTGCCCTGGATCCCGAGCGCTCCGGTGAGACGATCGAGCGGGTGCTCCGTCAGGGCGGTCGACGCGAGGCCCTGCCCCTGCGCGTCGATCGTTGCGCCGACGTCCGCCGCTTGCTGCTTTCGCTCCGCCGCCTTCTTCGCCAGGTCGGCGGCGACGGCGGGCGTGACGCCTGTGGCCGCGCCTGGAGCGCCGGGCGTCGAAGTGACGCGCCCCATGCCGCTCCGGTTGAACCACTCCTGGAAGCCGACGCGCGCGCCTGGCGCGAGCTTGCCCTCGGCCTCGAGCTTGTCCCATTCCTTGGCCGTGTCGCGGTACGCCTGGAGGTCCTTGACCGTCGGTCCGCCTCCGCCGCCGGCGCTCGCGACGGCCGCCGCTTGGGCGGCCGCGAGGTTTCGTTGGATCCCGGCCTGGGTGAGTTGCTCTTGCTGCTGCGTCAGGCCGGCCGACAGTTGCGCGAGCTTCGCGCGCTGCTCGTCCGAGGTAGCCTTCGCGGAGTAGCCCGCGATCGTCTCCTTGGCCTTCTCGTACGCGAAGTGCTGATCCTCGCGGCCGCGCGTGTCGAGCCACTCACCCTTCGCGCGCTCGTCCTTCGCGAGCTGCGTCCCCTGGGTGATCTTCTTCCACTCGTTCTCGTTGTTCTGTCGCTGCGCCTCGACGTCCTTCGCGATCCCGTCCTGCATCATCTGATATGCGACGTTCGGCGTTTTTGTGAACGACGAGCCGAACGTGCCGAGGGCCAGACCGATGCCGGTAAGCACCTTGTCGCCGGCGCTCTTGTTGTTCCACCAGCGCTTCGGATCTTCCTTCGGGAGCGCGGCGGCGCGGTCCTGCGCCGCCTTGACGAGCCCCGCTTCCTTCGTGGCCGAGTCCTGGAGCTGCTGATCGCGCTGCGTCTGGATCTTCGCTGCGGCGTCCTGCGCCGTCGCGACGGCCGCCTGCGCGCCGAAGCCGAGATCCTCTTGGGACCCGCTCGCGGCCGCGTTCATGTCCTTCGCGCCCTCGAGGGCGCCCTGGGTCCGCTTGTCGCTCTCGCCCATCTGCTGGAGCGCGCTCTTCTGCGCGGCCATCAGGCCGGTGTTGGGGCCGGCGGGGCGAGCGGGGATGAAGCCGGGGTCGACCTTCGTCGGGGCCGCCGCGACGCCGGCGCCGGGCGTCCCGGGCTGCGCACCGATCGGCGTCACGCCCGCCGTCGAGCCGGCGACGGGCGGCGTCGGCGCGGGAGGCGCGATCGAAACCTTGCCGCCGCCCTGGCCGTCGCCGCCGCGGGCGATGTCGGCCGCGCGCGCGTCGGCGCCTTTCATCGTCGCGATGATGGCCCGCGCCTTCGCGGCGCCCGGGGAGAGGTCCTTCGTCGCGATGTTTGGATCGTTCGCCTGGCCGACGTCGAACGGCGTCGCGGGGGCGGAGGGGCCGAGTCCGTTCGCCTGAGCTGCGAGCGCGGCGCCGGGCGACACGAGCCCCGACGCAGGGACGGGCGGCGCGGCCGGGAGGGTGTCCGAGCTGATGGGCGCGGAGCCGGGATCGAACGGATCGATCTCGTCGGGCGTCGTCATCGCCGTCCCTTTCGTGCGAGGCGCCGCTCGAGCTCGTCGATGCGTCGATTCAGCATCGCGTCGGCCGCGATAAGGACGCCGGGGAGGCGACCGGGGCCGCCGCCGATCCGGTTGTAGTCGACCATCTTGCCGGCCGGCGTCTCGTAGATCGCGCTCTTGCCGAGCGGGTGCTTCTCGATCTCCTGCGCCATCGGTGAGAGGTAGCGGCCGGCGCCGAAGCGCTTGTTCTTGTACTCGTACGAGTGGGGCTTGAGCCCGTCGAGGAAGCTCCGCACCTCGCCTGCGCCCGGGCGGATCTCTTCCTTTGCGCGCTCGTCCGACATCATCGCGAGCGCGCCGAGCGCGGCGACGCCGCTCGCGCCGGCTTGCGCCGCCATCTGCTGCTGTTGGATCGCCACGTTGTTGTCGATGCCGTAGCGCTGGAGTTCTTCATTCGCGATCTGCTGCTGCTCCGTCATCGCGTTCGTGATGTCCTGCTGGTTCTGCCCCATGTATGACGCGAGCCCGGCGTTGTACGCCTGGTTGTTCATCCCGGTTTGGGAGAGCTGGGCTTGCTGGTTTGCGAGGTCGAATTGGTTCTGCGCGCCCGCGTTCGCGAGGCCCGCCTGCTGATAGAGGTTCGCCTGCGCCTGCGCCTGCTGGTTGTAGGCGGACTGATTCGCGAGGTCGGCTTGCTGCTGAAGGCCCGCCTGATACTGGCTCGTCGCCTGCGTCTGGCCGCGGGCGCCGCCGAGCGCGCCGGTGAGCTGCTGCTGCGCCGCCATCGCCTCCTGCGCGCGCCCGAGGGCCGCCTGCTGCGCGGCCGCGTTGTCGGCGCCGGCGGCGGCGTTCTGCGACGCGAGCAGGCCGCTCGCCGTCGAGCTTGAGCCGCGCTGCGAGCCGAGCATCGCCATGCTCGCGGCCACGTTTGCGTCGCGCTGCTGTGCTGCCGTCGTCGCCGCGACGCTCGGGCCCTGCCCGCTCGCGATCGCCGCGAGCTGATTGATCTGGGCGTTCTGCGCGCCCTGGTATTGAAGGTCGCTCCCGGTGTCGAGCTGCGCGCCGCTCGTCATCATCGTTGGCGAGATCTGCGCGCCGCCGTACATCGACGCCGAGCCGAGTTGGGGCGCGCTCTGATTCGCGCGCTGGTTCAGCTCGCTGTTGATGACGCCGTAGATGTTCTTCGCGTTCGGATCGTCGGCGACGCCCGCGGCTTGGTAGGTCGGTGCCGAGCTGGACCCCGCGTCGGGCTCGTAGAAGGCGCCGGACTGGAGCGTCTGCTGCCCGCCCGCGCGGCCTCCGCCGCCGCCGGGGGCCCGGCCGCCGTAGGGATTGTCGCCCCCGCCCCCGTTCTCGCCGGGCTGGTACGAGTGGCCGGGCTGCGCGGCGTAGGGGCCGAGCTTGTCGTGACCGGCCGGGTGCCCGGGGTCGTAGCCCTGGTAGCCCTGGGGCGTCCCCGACTGTTTCGTGTTCTTGCCGCCGCCGGCCCACGTTTGCCCGCCGCCCATCGCGCCCGTGTTGCCGCTGGCGGCGGGGAGGAGACCGAGGAGCTTGCTCTGCGTCTGCGGGAGCTGCCCCGACGGCGGCGCCAGCGGCTTCTTGAGGAGGCCAGTGACGGGCGAGGCGCCGGACGGGGGCGCGTAGGAGAAGGCGGGGGCGGGCATTACTCGGCCTCCAGGGCGATGAGCTCGAGCAGGCTCCGCGCCGCTCGGGCGCCGTCACGGATTCCGATCTTCGCGCGCTCGTCGCTCATCATCGCGTTCGCGCCGAGCATCCCCTGGGCCCCGAGGTTCGGGCGCGGCGGCGCGGGAGACGGCGGGCGCTGCATGAGCCCCGGAGCGCCGCCGGGGCGCTGTTGCGGAGCCATCCCTGCGCCTTGCGGCGGCGGCCGCTGCGGAGGCTGCTGCGACGGGGCGGGAGAGCCCTGGGCCTGCTGCGGGCGCTGCATCGGGAACTGCGCGCCCGCTCCCGCGGCGGGCCGCGCGAGGCTCGCCATCTGCGCGCCGCCAGGGAACGGCCGCTGCATCGTCGCGGACTGCTTCTCCCACGCGTCGCCCGGCGCCGGCTGGCCGAAGTTGCTGGGGAGCTGCCCGTTGAAGTTCGAGGGGCCGCCGCCGGAAAGATCGCCGCCCTTGTACCATGACGGCATCCCGTTGCTCGGGCCCGAGCCGCCCGCGGGGGCAGGGGCGGGAGCCTGAGGGCCGAGACTTTGGAGCACGGACTGGCCGACGGGCGGCGCGGCCGGCGCCTGCGCGTAACTCGTCGTCCCCGCGTTGCCGGTCCACGCGGCCGGGGCGCCCAAGAGCTGGGGCGTCGACGTCGGGGCGGGCGTACCGACGTTCAGCTGCGTATCGTTGCTGCCGGCGCCGACGGCGCGGAGCGCCGAGATGAAGTCTTGCGTCCTCGACGCGTCGCCTCCGCCGGCGAGCGCGGCTTGCTCGACGGACTGGGGCGACGGGCCGGAGCCGGGTGCCTGCGCGCTCGGCATGACCGGGAGCGGGCCGCCGTAGGTCGGCATCGCCTGCGCCGGCGGAAGCCTGGGCATCTGCGAACCCGCCCCTCCCGAGAGACCGAGCGACGACGCCGCGCCGGTGTGGATCCCGCCGCCGCTCGGCGCCGGACCGGCGACCATCCCGGAGCCCGCGGCGGACGTCATCGGCGGCGCTCCAGGCGGCGGAGGCGGCCAGGGGTTGCCGGCTGCGTCGGTGCGCGAGAGGAGCCCGCCGACGGCGTTGCGGCCCATCGTCGGGGCCTGCGCCACCCCCGCGGTGGGCGCGGCGCCGGTTTGGCCGAAGCTCGGAGCGGGGCCGTAGGAAAAGGGCATCACGTGCTCCCGTACTGCTGCGCGGCGGGCAGCTTGCGGCCGCCGGGGCCGGCGGCGACCTTGAAGGTGAGCGAGGAGAGCGAGAGGCCCTCGCCGAAGCCGGCGACCGGCGCGACGTCGGTGATCCGAAGGCGGATCGCGGTGCACTTCTGCCGCGCGAAGTCGACCCGGTAGGAGTAGAGATCGTCGCCCGGTTGCGGCGCGATCGTCGCGGCCGCGGCGTAGCTGTCCGAGCCCTCGTAGGCGACCTCGACGCGGAGCGTGTGCGCGCTCTTGTAGGTCCCGAGGACGTGGACCGAGTAGACGCGCTGGTAGCCCGAGAGGTCGGCGAACGAGAAGTTCGGCGTGGTGACGGAGAGCGCGACGTAGCTCCCGTCGCCGTCGATGAAGCCGCCCGACTCCTCCCAAACCGACCCGTCGAAGCGCGCGACGTAGAGTTGGTCGTTCAAGACCTCCGCGTCGAACGAGTCGAGATTCGTCCACGTCGACCACTGCCCGAAGAAGTAGTCGTAGGCGAGCGCGCTCGCGGTCCCGTTGCCGCTCGAACGCCCGAAGATGACGGCGTTCTTTGCGGCATGAAGCGTCGCGCTCGTGATCGGGTCGCCGAGGAGGTCCTCGACCGGCGCGCCGATGTACGAAACCGACGTCGATCGATCGAGCAGGTAGAGCCCCTTCGCCGAGAGGAAGAGGATCCCCGCGGGCGAGAGCGCCACGCTGTCGGGGTTCACGCACCCGACGTCGCTCGTGAGGAGCTGAGGATCGGCGTAGACGTCGCCGGCGCCCGTGTCGTTCGGGCCGTCCCCGGTGAGCACGAAGATCGCGCCGCTCTTGAAGACGACGAGCTTGTCGTCGAGCGACGCGAGCGCCGTGATCGGACCCCCGAACGCGTCGAGACCGATCGTGTTCTCGATCGCGAATTCGACCGGGATCGTCGATGTGGCCGCGTTATCGAACCGGTTTTTGGAAAACCAGATCTGATTCGGATCCTCGAGACCCGCGAGGAACACGCGGGCCTGGTGGCTCGTGATGAGCGCGGAGGAGGGCGGCGCCATGTTGTTCAGGACGCCGCCAGTCGTGTAGGCGAGCTCGTTCGCGATGATCGAGGCGTCCGAGGCCGAGTCGACGAAGGTCACCGTGTCGATGGTCGGATCGTTCACGAACGGCGCGAGGATCGAGGTGATTCGGAAGAAGAGCGCGCCCGCGGCCGTCGTGCGGTAGATCGCGATCCGGACCTCGCCCTTCGCCGTAAGGCGCAGGGTCGGGATCGTCAGGGTCGCCTTGTCGTTCGCGAGCGTCGTCGCCGACTTCGCGACGCTCGCGCGGCTCCGCTGGATGCGCCCGAGCGCGTCCGTGTACTCGTAAACGACGATCCACTGATGGGCGCCCGCGTCGATGCTCCCGCCCGAGCCCGCGAGCGCGATCGACGGCTGCTCGGGGAAGACGTGGAAGCCGAGCTCGACGAACTGGATCCCGTCGTAGATCTGCGCGACGCCGCCCGCGATGAGGAGCTCGCCCGCGACGCGGGTCGAGCGGTACCCGGCGCGCGGCGCAACGTCGAAGCTCGAGCGGTTCACCCCGACGAGCGAGAAGACGGTCCCCGCTTCCGCGTCGATCTTCCCCTTCGAGCCGTTCGCCCAGAAAACGCCCTCGTCGACGACGGGAACCACCTCCGCGAGCATGTGATTCGAGCGGTGGCCCTGCCCCGTGCCGGGCTGGACGCGTGCGACGACGAAGGGCGGGTCGAAGATGTCGTGCCCGCCGGCGGCAACGTAGGCGACGGTGAAGTAGGACGCCTGGAGAGGCGAATCGAACGAGACGTTCAGGCAGAGCGCGTTGGCCGAGAGAACCTGTGTACCGTCCGGCGTCCACGGCTTCGACGCGAGCCCGCACCCGCGGAGCCACACCGTGCCTGCGACGATCGAGCCCGTCGACTCGACGGCGCTCTTGATGAAGTGGTTCAGCGAGGAGGCGGCGTCGACCTCGTAAAAAAGGATCGCGCGGCTCGAGCCCGAGGTTCCCGGCGCCGGGTTGTCGACGAAGATCGCGATCGTGTCGACGGCGGAGACGGCCTCGACGAGGGTCGACGCCTGGAAGATCGAGGCGGCGCTCGTCATCCCGGCGATCCGCACCGCAGTGCCGGTGCTCCAGGAGATCCACAGGATGCCCGCGGTGTCGGAGGCGATCGAGAGGACGGACGGGCCGCCGTTGTACGCGTTCGCCGCGGTCGCCTCGATCGTCGTAGAGGCCCCGCCGAGCTGTTTCACAACGATCGCCGGCGCCGTCGTCAGGTAGGCGATGAAGACGCCGGCCGGGTCGCTCACGGCGTCGAAGCTGCCGTTCGCGTTGACGTTCGAGGCGATAGTGGATCGCGAGATCGTGGCCGTGATCTGGCCGGCCGAGATCGACGGGTTCAGCGTCGCCTGAACGAGGTTCGCGCCGTCGACGTAGTAGACGACGAGCGCCGCGCCGGTGTTGATGACCTTCGGCTTCGAGCCGGTTGCGCCCGCCGAGATCCGCTGCGGAGGCAGGATGACCGCGCCGGTCGCGAAGTCGATCGCCGTGCCCCAGATGCCGCCGCGGGTGTCCTCCCACGCGTAGAGCTCGATCCCGTTCCGGAGGCCGACATCCGCGTTCAGCTGCTGATCGCTCGTCGTGTGGAGGATCGCGCGGTCGCCAACAACGGAGGCCATCGCGTAGCCGCGCGACGCCCAGGCCGCGGACGTCGACTCGGTGAGCGACCAAGCGCGGAGGCCGTCGAAGAAGAGCAGCTCCGAGCTGAGGTTCGCGAGGGCGCCCGTCCCGAAGAACGGCGGCGCCGTCGTCGCCACGAAGCCGTTCCGCTTCGTGAGCTCGCCCGTTTTCTTGAACTGCGCGTTCACGAGCTCGAGCACGCGCCCGCCCTGAACCTGCTTCGGATCCGTCTTCGTGTCGACGCCGCCGCCGAACGGGACCGAGATCATTTGCGGCGAGAGCGCCATCAAAACACCAGGAGGTCAACGACCACGGTCGCCGACGTCTGGAGGTTCAAGGTGCGGTCCGCCGCGACGTTCGAATCCTGGGCGTCCCAGATGGCCGCGTTTGCGCGGCGCCGCACGACGACGAAGCCGACGAGCTTTCGCCCGAGGCTGTGAGGAACGGGCGTCACAGCGCCGGCGGTGAGCGCCACCCCTTGGAGGATCTGCGCCTGCGAGGTGAGGCGACGGAACGTGCGCGCGATCGACGACTGGATCCGCTCGAGCACCTTGTCATTGGTGTTCGTCTGCTCGAAGGGCGCGACGAGGAAGGGGAGCGTCACCACGGCCCGCTACCTCCGCGACGGAAGGGCCACGCGCGCGAGCGGCGCGTGTTCTGGATCTTCTTCGGCGGCCCCGCGTCGCGGCTCTTGGCGGCGGCGACGATCCGCACGAGCTGCTGCTGCTTCTCGGCGACGAAGGCCGAGGCGTCGAGCTCCTGCTTCTGCATCGCCTGCGCGCACGCGCCGGCGACCGATGCACGGAACCACGCCTGCTGATCCATGTACGGCGGCAGCGCATCGGTGAGCGCGAGCGGCGTGAATTTCGGGATGTAGTAAAGGCGGTAGGTGCCCGGCGCGCTCGGCACCGGAAGCACAACGACCTTTTGGCCCTCGATCCGGTAGCGGACGCTCGGGCAGCCGGGCGCGAGCGGGAGCGACTGGAGGCTGAAGGCGCCGGCATCCTGGAGCGAGAACGGCTCGAGTGGGACCCAGCCGTTCCCGTACTGGCGATGCACTGCGCGGCTCTTCAGAAAATCGGACGGGAGCGAAAAGTAGTTGCTCCCGTCCGTCGCGCTCGTGATCGCGAGGTCCGTCGACGTGATGTTGTAGTCCTCGTACTCGCCGATCAGCGTGTCGTAGTACTCCGCGAGCTCGTCGTTCAGGTACGTCGTCCATTCCGGATCCGTCACCACCTGGTTGTTCACCAGGTCTGCGCGCTGACGCGCGCGGGTGACGAGATCCGAAAGGAGCGTCACGGATTAGCCCTCGTCCCGCATCGAGCCGTACTTCGACTCGCAGATGTCCTCGATCGCGGCGCGCGCCTTCGCGACGTCGACCTTTGCCGGGTCGATCCCGAAGGCTTCGGCGAGGTCCTGCACGGCCGAGTCGGAGACGTCCTCGTCGTCTCCCTCGTCGTCCCTGGTGTCCGGCTCGTCCTCGGGCGCCTTGCCCTTGTCCTTGCCGATCATCATGAGGATCGACGGGCCGCCCTTCTTCTCGGGGAGGCCCATCATCCACCCGCCTTCACGGCCTTGAGGAGGATCGTGATGTAGAAGCCCGCGGACACGAGGTCCGTCGCGGTGCCGGCGACCTGATAGATCAGGTCGATGGTCTGCGCGGGGACCGAGTTGACGACGAAGCCCTTCGGGTTGAACTGCTTCACCTGGAAGCCCGCGTTCACCCCGGCGCTCTTGAAGAGCATCGCGTCGACGCCGCGGATCTTCCACCAGTCCTTTTCGAGGGTGAGGCGGTAGGTCCCCGTCGACGGCTTCGTGATGCTGGTGAGCCCGCGCGGGATGATGAGGGTGTCGCCGTCCTGATCGGTGACGGCACCCGTGTTTGCGTTGGTCGGGTTGCCCGACCCGTCGGTGAGGATGAGGCCGGAGATGCACCAGATCTCCGGGTCGATCATCCACGTCGCTTGGCCACGATATGCAGTCATGGCGCCCTCAGCTCGGCATGACCTGCACGCGGATGTTGTTCCGCGGGTTCTTGCAGATCAGGTTCCCGTAGGAGTAGAGGCGGATCTCCATGCCCGCGTCGGAGGTCGCACGGAGCCACTTCTGGTCGTCGTCCTCCCAGACGTGGACGATGGGATCGACGCTCCCGAGCATCCACGAGTCCTTGTTGATGCCGTACACGCTGTCGCTCGGGCAGTGCGGATCGGGGAGCACGGCCACGGGACCCTTGAGGGTCATGACCTCGATCCCGACGTAGCCGACGCTCGCGTTCGTGCTCTTGACCATCGTGTCGACGCGGCGCGTGCCGAGCTCGATCGAGAGGTCCTGGAACCACAGCGGGTTGACGACGAAGTGCGTGAGGCGGCCGCCGTGGAGGCCCACGCGCGCCGCGGCGACTTCGAGGATCGACTGCTTCGATCCGAGGCCGCGCGCGTCGAGGTAGTGCCCCGCGAGCCGGACCCGGTTGATGTTGCGGTTGACGCCGAAGAACGAGTCGTTCGACGCGAGCGAGACCGGGAGCCAGTCCGCGAACCCGTTCATCTTGAGGTTGCGGTCGCCCGAGCAGTAGAGGAAGTCGTTCGCGGCGAGCGCGGGGATGCCGTCGGCGGCGTCCGTCGCGGCGACGGCGGTGCCGGTCGGCGAAGGCGTGGTGCCGACGTCGAAGGTGCCCGCATCGTAGTCGACGGCGATGACGTAGAGGCCGTGGCCGTTCGAGCCGTAGGCGCGGAGACCGCCGGTCGACTGCGCGGCCGCGGCGTCGAGCTGCATCCCGACCTCGAAGTTGATGATGTCCTTCGTGTTGAGGAGCGTGATGCGGCTGTTCGTCGTGAGGCCGTTGCCGATCGATCCGACCTGCGCGCGATCGCCGGCGCTCGACTTGAAGATCGAAAGCGCGATGTCGCCGTCGAAGTTCTCGATCTGGTTGTCGACGATGAGCGACGCCGCGTCCATGAACGCGCCGTCGTTGTTCTTCGTCTGCTTGATCAGCTTCGCGCTGATGTTCGCGACTTCGTGGTTCTCGACGAACGGGATCTTGAACTGGATCGGGATCTCGCCGACGCGCGAGGCGTGCGTCTGCGCGGTCGTGAAGGTCGCGCTGCGGCCCTGCCCGGCGCCGACGACGAGCGCGATGTCGATCTCGCGCCCGGTGAGCTTCTCGTTCTTCGGGATGATGCCGAGGGTGGGCGCCTCGGTCAGGAGGATGATCTCGAGCTTGTCCTGCGGGTAGCGTTCTTTGAGGAGCCCGTCTTGCGACGTGCTGTTGTTACCGAAGGCCATTGGAACTGACTCCGCGAGCCTCGTTGGCTCGAGCGAGATGTCGTTCCGGCGCTTGGGCTAGGTCCGGGGCGCTACCGGAGGGGGCGAGGATCCGCTCAGCAGGTCTTCGGCGCGGTCTCGATCGGAAGGCTCGCACACATCCAACATGTTGGCAATGCCTCCAATATGTTGTAGCGCGTCAGCCGGTGGCCTGGCGGGCGCGGACGGCGGCGAGAGCAGCGGCATTCTGTTCCTCGCGCGTCCCCAGCGGGTTCAGGAGGCGGAGCGGATCGCCGCCGGGCGTCGGGCCGTCCTTGTTCGTGAGCGTCTTCTTCGCCGGCGCGGGCGGCGCGAACTTGCCCTTGAACTTGGAGAGCTTCGCGAGCCGCTCGAGCTCGCGTTCTTTCTCGCCCGAGACGTGCTCCTCCAGACGGCGCGCGATCTCGGCGGGCAAGACCTGCTCGCCGGTCTTTTCGTAGTGGTCCTTCCCGACGGCGAACACGTAGTCCGCGGCGGCGCGCGCCGGATCCTTCTCGCCGTCGAACTGCGAGAGCAGCGCCTCGTGCTTCGCCGCGGACTCGCCGGTGAAGAGCGGGAGGACGTGCTGCTCGACCATCTGCGTCGTATGCGCGAGCGCGGCCTGCGTCGCGCGCTCGGCGGCCGTCTGCTGCTCGTAGCGCTGGATCCGCTCGAGCAGTGGCGCGACCGCGGCCTTGATCTGCTCCTCGACGGGATCCGGCGCCGCGCCGGCCTTGAGCGTCTGGAGAATCCGATCGTGCTGGTAGCGGTCCGGATCGTAGCCCATCGCGCGGAGGATCGCGTCGGGGTCGCCGGACTTCGCCGCCTGCTCGAGCGTCGAGAAGCCGCGGCGGGCCTCCTCGAGCTCGCGGCGCTGCTTCGCGAGCGCGCGCTGTTCGCGCTGGAGGTCGAGCGCGGCCCGGCGGCGCTCCGCGCGCGTCTGCTCGGCGGGCTTCTCCTCGCCCTGGGCGGCGCCGGCGGCCGGCGGGGGCGTCTCGCCCTCGGGCGGGGGCGGCGCGGGGTCTGTGCTCCGCGCGGCGCGGGCTTCGGCGGCGGCGCGGCGCGCGGCCTCGGAGCGGCCCCCGGAGATGTCCGGGAGCGTTTCGCGACCAGCGGCCGCCTCTTGGGCGGCGGCCGGCGCGGGCGGCGCGGTGGGAGCGGACGGAGCGGCGGCGGGGGGTGCGGCTTGGGCTTCGGTCATGGCGTCCTCACGCCGCCTGCGCGGTGGGCGGCGGCTGTTGCTGCTGATCGGGCGGCGGGGGCGCGCCCTGGCTCTGGTCCTGGGGCGGCGAAGGCGGTGCGTTCGCCGCTGCCGCGGCGTCCTGACGCGCCTTCTCGGCCTTGATGTCCTCGTTGTAGGCGCGGAGGAGCTCGATCGTTTCGTCCGGGATCCCTTGGAGCTTCGCGACGACGGTCTCTTGCGTGACGAGCTGCGAGGCGAGCTCGAGATTCATCTCCGGGATCGGCTTGTCGTCGTTCGTGTAGGCGTCGTCGTCCTTGATCTTCGTCACGGTTGCGAGGACGAGATCGACGGTCGCCGTCTGACGCGCGCGATCCTGCTCGATGTCGGGGATGCGCGAGAGCTGCATGAACACCTCGCGCGAGATGAGTCCTGATTGGAACCATTCGGAGAGGGTTTGCAGGCGCCCCGCCGGCGTCTGCGGCAGCGCCGACACCTCGAAGGGCTGGATGCGGAAGCGGTCCTTGTCGAGGTCGACGTCCTTCCAGTTGATCCGGGTGAGCTTGCCGTCGCGCTCCGCGGTGATCGAGAGGTCCTTGGTCGCCTTCGCGAGGTCGCGCGAGAGGTCAACGATCACCTCCGCAATCTCGACGAAGAACTCTTCCCAGCGCTGGCCGACCACCTGGAAGCGGCCGCCCACGATGTCCTGCCGCTCGCGCTGCGCGATCCCCGAGTCGAGGCCCGGCTCTTTCTCGCCGCTCGCCGTCGCTTGGGGAACGCCGGTGACCTGGTAGCTCGACTGGATGAGCCACTGGAGGTGCTGATAGAGCTCCGGCGCGACCGACGGCGGCGTGTCGAACTGCGGGCGCTGGTCGCCGAAGTAGCGGATCCGCCGCGCGAGCTCGTTCGTGTAGAGATCGTCCTCGCTCACCTGCGCCGTCACCGGCTCCCAGATGACGGGCACGCCCACGAGCTCCTGCGCCTCGTCGATTGTCGAGAGCGTCCGGTTGATCATCCGCTGGATCGACTCGAGCTCGTCCGAGATGCCGATGCCCCAGAAGCCGATCGGCGCGTGGTCCCAGCGCCAGAAGATGATCGGGTAGTAGTCCTTCTCGTACGGCTCGGAGAAGAGCGTCGCGCCCTCGACACAGATCGTGTGCAGGCCATCGGACGCGTTCGGGCCGCTCCGCATGTGCCACGACTCGATCACCGGCACGACATCGCCGACGGTGCGGCCGGCGTCGTTGGCCTTGAGGTCGTTCGCCGTCTTGAGGATCGCTTCTTCGTGGTCGGGATACTGCTCGAGCAGGCTGTCGCGCGGGACGTACTTGCGCCGATGGATCTGCGAGGGCGTCTCGCGCAGGCCCTCGATCTCGTCGACGAGGATCTCGTTCAAGAACACCCACTCGGCCGAAACGCGCTTCTTTTCCTCGTCGGCCCAAAGGTGGAGCGCGCCCGTTCCGTAGCTCCCGCCGTCGGTGAAGACCCGCTCGGTCTTCGGGTGGATCTTCGCCGTCGACATGACGCCGGCCACGTAGCGGGTGAGCTTCGCGGCCTTCGAGAAGGTTTTGTAGTCGCCGCCGTCCGTCAGAAACATCGTCTGCGGCCGGTTCTTCGCGATGATGCTCGCCGCCGTCTGGATGTTCGACTTCGTGACGTTGTAGCCGATCGCGATCCGGCCGCCGTCGTCCTCGGGGCGGCCACGAAGCAAGGCGTCGACGTCGATGTCCGCGTACGTGCGGGCGTGGCGGAAGTTCCGGAGGCGGCGGCTCTCGAGGTTCTTGTGGATCTTGCCGGCGACGTGCCACACGCGCTCGTGCAGCGTCTCCTCGGCGCCGATCCACCAGCGCGTGCCCTTATCGCCCTCGCGCTCGGAAAGCCGGTTCTTCGCCTGGCTCTTCCGGGTCTCGGCGTTGTCAGTTGCGCGCGCCATCAGCGGATCCCCTCCCCGCGTTCCCAGCGCTTGAACGCCTCGGTTTCCTCGATCGGCGTCCGCGGTTTCTTCTTCGCCGGCTCATCATCGCCCTCCGGCGCCGCGATCTTCGGAGGCGGTGAGGGGCGGCGCACGAGGCGCACGAGGCCGGGGATCTCGAGCTCGACGAGCCCGTGTTTTTCGGCGAGCGCGAGCGCCTGTTCGACGAGCCGGAGAGACCTCACGCGACGGGCCTCCCTTCGCGACGGGCGCCCATCCACTCGCGGCGCTTCCTTCGCGCCACCTGCTCGAGCTTCTTATCGATCGTCGTCTTCGGCTCCGCGGGCTTGTCGCGCTCGTGGTAGTGCTGCGCGTCGCGCCACGCGTAGAGCGCGGCGTCGCAGAGGTGGTTGTCGAGCCGGGGATGCTCGGCCCATTCGCCGAGCTCACGCTTCTTCGGGTCGAGCACGAGCTCTTCCCACTCGCGCACGAGGTCCTTGTTGTCGCCCTCGATCACCTGGACGAGCCCGGTCGAGAAGTCGCCGTTCATCCGCGCGACGTGGTCCTGCTTGTCCGTCTTTCCCGCCGGGACGATCGCGAGCTTGTACCGGGCGGCGAGCGAGCGCGCGAGCTGCTTGCCGACGCCGGCGGAGTCGATAACGATCCGCTGTGGCCCGTAGAGCGCGCACCATTCTGTGAGCCACGCCCCGACCTCCTCGTAGGTCGCGTGGCGGCGCTTCTCGCTCCGGATGATGTAGAGCCGCCGGTCGCCGTGGCGGTAGCCGACGACGACGACGGCCGTCGCGTCTTCCCAGCCGAGGTCGACGCCCATCAAGAAGTGCCAGGCGTGGTAGCTCGAGCCGCGGACGCCCGCCGCGCCGGCGTCGACGACATCGTTCGCCACGTTCGTGTTCTTCGCGCGGACGAAGCGGTAGACGCGGCTCTCGAGCTCGAGCACCCACTTGCCGAGCCACTGCCGGCGAAAGCCCGGGTCTCGAAGGAAGTCGTCCGAGCCCCACGCCTCGCGGAGGCGCGCCTTCTCGGCCTCGAACTGCTCGCGCATCCACGGGTTCGCCGTCACCGGCCACTCGTGCCCGACCCAGCCTTTCAGGCGCTCCGTGCTCGGCTCGCCGGCCTCGTCCTGCTTCGTGAGGCGCCACCAAAAGTGGGTCCCCATCCGGAGCCCAGGCGTGCCGAGGAGATCCAAGCCGCCGCCGTGGAGGATGTTGTCGGTGACGGCCTGGCCGAGGACTTCGTTCGCGATCCGCTCGAGGTCCTGCACCTGCGACTGGCACTCGTCGAGCGCGCAGCGGTGGAACTTCCCGCCGAGCTGCTTCTCTTGCTCCGTCGGGTTCGCGTTCAGGCCGACGATGCGGATGACGTGCCCGTTGTCGAGCGTCCCCGTGTGCTTCTGCTGGTTGTAGTCGACCTTTCCGCCGCCGAGCGCGTAGACGGCTCGCTCGAGCGCGCCGCGCATGATCATCTCCGCATGGCCGCCGGTGAGGCCGACGAACAGCGACGTTGCCGGCGTCCCGTCCGGGTTCTGTGGGTAGAGGATCGCGCCGCGCGCGAGCTTGAAGGCTGCGCCCTCGGTCTTGCCGCCGCGGCGCGGGGTGAAGGCCCAGACGCGCGGGCCCTCGTCGAGCACGTAGGCGAGCTGTTCGGGGAAGAGCCGCTCGGCGCAGATGCGATCGAGGATCTCTCGCTTCGTGTCGCGCCTCGACGCGTCCACCGTCGCGGGCGCCGCCTCGCGGTCGACGACCTTCTTCGGAAGCCGGGGAGGGATCCAGCGGTACTCACGCTCGACGCCGACGCCGCGGCGCTCGCAGCGCCAGCCGAGGGCCTTCAGCGCGGCGCTCACTTGGCGGATGGTGCGCTGGTCCGACTCGGCTCCGAGCTCGGCGACGAGCTTCTTGAGCAGCGTCGTCCAGCCGGGCGGCTTCGTGGCGTACCAGGCGACGATTCGATCCGTCCACTCGTCGGCGATGGTCTCATTGCGGACGAGCGACGCCGCGCGCTCGATCGGCGCGTCGGGCTTCACGCGGCCACCGGCGGGTCGGGCTGCACCTCGAAGCGCTGCCAGCCGGGGGCTGTGCCACACCAGAAGCGGGGGCCGTCCTCGTCGCGCACCTCGATCCCGAAGCGATCGAAGGCGGCGCGCTCCCCGGCCGTGATCGGGAGCGGGTGCTCAAGCTCGCCTTGCTGGCGGGCGCGGCGGAGCACCTCTTTCACGAGCAGCGCCGCGGGCGGCGGGGGCGACGGCTGGGGGGCAGAGAGGGCGCTCGCGAACGCCCGGGCGGTGCGCTGCTCGTCGGTCCCGCGCGGCGGCTCGCTCATGACCGCCCCGCGCGCCAGGGGTCGTATTCGAGCCGGACGCGGGCCGAGAGCCAGCCGGCGGGGACCTCGCGGGAGGCCTGCGAGAAGATGATGCGCGGGCGGACCGTCGGGAGCTTCGCGGCGACGAGGGCGGCCTCGACGAGGGCGCGACCGACGCCGCGGCCGCGGAAGCTCGGGCGGGCGCGGACCCAAGCCCAGTGGACGACGAGGGCCCCGCCATCGGCCCCGCCGTGGACCAGGTAGCCGATCACCTCGGACGCGTCGTCGGGGTGCGCTGCAACGAGGGTGGTCCCGGTCGCGAGGCAGCGGGCGATGTGCTCGTGTTGCCGACGGGCGAAGACGGACGCCGGTACGAAGTCGCCGAGCCGGCCGAGCCCCTCTCGCGCGCCGCGGCGCCACGAATCGCAGATGAGCGGCCGGTCTTCCTCGACGCCGAGACGCACGACGTACTCGAGCGGCGGGAGAGCGACCGCGGCCGACATCAGCGTCCCTCGTGGAAGAGCCCGAGCAGCACCGGAATGCAGCGCCAGCCCGGGGAGCACTTCCAGCCCCAGCGCTTCACGAGCGTTGCCCCCTGAACGTGCCGAGCCCGGGCGGGAGGGCCCCGACGAGCTGGACGCGCGCCGGCTCTTCCTTGGCCTCTCCGCGGGCCAGCAACGCGAGGTGCTCCAGGGCCGTCGCGTTGGCCTGGAGGAGAGCGAGTTTCTCCTGGTTGCTCAGACCGGCGAGCCGAAGGCCATCGCAGCGCCGGCGGCAGCTGGCGAGGTGGTCATGCGGGTCCTGACGGCCGAGCATGGGTCAATTCTGACCCACTAACAGGGTCAAAATCAACCCATCGTGACCCGTAGGTCTCGTTTCGGGGAACGCGGCGGCAATTCATCAATGATTACGCCGGCGAGACACGAGGTAGGTACTCTTGGCCCGGGCAAAATCCGTTATAGCGGAGGTAATGACGCCTTTGCGGACCTGTGGCGGGGTTGGGCCGATCGGGGGTTGGCGATCGGGGGTTGGGGCGGTCCCAGTGGTCCACCCTGGTCCCATGGACCGCCTTCCATCACAAACAACATCTGTGCTCGCATGCATGTGCAAAATATTAGTGGGACCAGTGGGACCAGTGGGACCAGAAGCCAACTTGAAGCCTCGCCGTCCGGTCCCACCTCCAGCTTGACAGGTAGACCACTCGTGCTGACCTGGGACCGCATGACCCATCGCCACTTCCTAGCCCTCGCCGTCGCCCTCGTGGCTCTTCCGTTCGCCGGGTGCGGATCCGGGACAGCCGAAGCCAACCCGTGCGCCACGCCCGGCGCGACCTACCTGGAGCACTTCGCGGAGCACCCGGGTGGGACGTGCGGGCCGATCACGGATCAGGTACTCAACATCAACCACGACGGGACGATCGACACGGCCTCGCCGGACTGCGATTCGGTGACGCAGGACGGTTGCACGGCGCGGGACACCAACTGCCGAACGTCGGCAAACGGGACCGATTGCACCGCTACGACATCGGTGACCTTCGCGAAGGACGGCTCGGCGGCGTCGGGTATCGCGACGATCTCCTGCACCGCCGGCAGCTCAAGCTGCGAATCGACCTACGACATCTCGGCCGAGCGCCGGTAGACCCAGCCGCGGGGAACGCCGCCAGCGCCACGCGGCGCGCGCTGGCGTGTCCACCCGAGCACCTTCAGCGCCCGCGCGACGCGCGCTTGGTCGCCCATCGTCCACTTGGCACGCTCGAGAGCGAAGACGTCGCGGAGCACGCTGCTCACCGTCAGCTCGTTGAGCGGATGCCCGATGAGCCACGTCGCGATCTCGTCCGCCCAAGCGTCGCGCGAGAGCCGCGAGCCCTGCTCCGCCACGACGTCGCCGAGCTCGTCGGGCCTCGGGTGCCAGATGCCGCCCGACTCCCAGATCGCGAACGCCTCCGCCCAGAGCTGCTCCCGCGCCGCGTGCAGCCCCTCGAGGTCGATGCGCCCGCACCGCACCGGGAAGAACCGCCGATTACCCGTCTCGTCGCGCAAGTAGTCGTCCCGGTTCGTCGTCCCCGCGAACACCGCTTGCCGCGGCACGTCGACGAGCCCGCGCCCGTACGGCGGCCGATACGAATCGACCGAGCTGCTCAAGAAGTTCTTGACGCGCTCGATCTCGCTCCGCCCCACCGAATCGAGCTCGGCAAACTCGACGCACCACTTCCCGCGCAGCCCCACGAAGCGGTCTTTCGACTGGAGCTCGAGCGGCGTGTCCGAGAACCACGCGTCGCCGAACAGGACGCGCAGCATCGTCGACTTCCCCGCGCCCTGGTCGCCCTCGAAGGTCGGCATCGTGTCGAGCTTGCACCCGGGGCGCATGACGCGCCCGACGGCGCCGACGAGGAACCACCGCCCGACGTTCGACGCGTACGCGCCGTTCTCCGCGCCGACGTAGGCCGCGAGCCACCCGTCGACACGCTTCTCGCCGTCCCACCGGAGATCGCGAAGCCAGTCGCGGATCGGGTGCACGCGCCGGCGCTCGGCGACGACCATCGCCGCGTCGCGCACCGTCTCGCGGGCCAGCGTCACGTCACAATTCCGAATGAGCCAAGCCTGAAGCCTAATAATATCAACGTCTGATACAATCTTCTTGACTCGCGCCGTCGTCTCTGCGTCGTCAATGTGCCAGGGCGGAGCGTCGAGCTCGATCTCTTGCGCGAGCTCGTTCCACGCGATCTTGTTCTTCCACCGCGAGTCGTTCGCGAGAATCGAGATCGCGGTCGCAACGGTGGGCTTCGGCGCGCCGCGCGACTTCTTCGCCGCCTCGATCGGGACCACGTTCCCTTCGCGCTCGACGTCCTCGATCACCGTCGAACCCCTCGCCGCCGGTCGGGCGGCTGGCTCGTCAAGTGGTACGAGCCGCAGTCGGGGCAGAGGTAGATCCAGATCGGCCGGCGCTTCCGGAAGCCGGTCCGAATGTGCTCGCGCGCGCCGCCCTTGGTATACCGAACCTTGCCGCTGGACGCGCAGAGCCTTCCGTCCGTGCTCATGCCGCCGCGCTCCTCTCCTCCTCGCGCCCAACCTCCGCGAGCCGCCGATCGATCTCCCGCTCGACTCGCGCCCCGAGCCACGCGAGCGCGATCGTCCGAATCGAGCGCCGCGTGGGCCTGGTCCCGGTCCGCGCGCTCGCGAGCAGGGCGCGATCCACGGCATCCGAGATGAGCCCGAGCCCGAGATGCGCCTCGACGATGGCGCGCCCGAGCTGCTTCAGGCCTACGCCGGCGAGCTCGGCGCGACAGCGGATGCAGCGCGGTTTGCTCACAGCTCGAGCCAGTCCTCGGCCATGATGCTCGCCTGCGTCGGGATCCAGTCCGTGGGGCGACGCTCGCGGCGCCCGACGAAGACGGCGATCGACTGGTAGCCCTGCGGCCCCGCGAGCTGAATCCACATGCCGGTCTCCCAGCCCACGCGGCGGACGCCCTTCCCGCGCTTGAGCGCCTCGACAGCTTCCCCGAACGTCATGGCCTCACGTCCCCGGGATCTTGAGCTGTTCCGGCCGCGCCTTTTTTTTTGCGCGCCCACTGGCAGAAGCACTCGCGCCCGTGGATCACCCCGTCATGTTTGCAGGACGGGTGTCGCGAGCTGTGCTCGTCGTTGAACCAGATGAGCGCGCTCTGCCGCGATTCCGGCGTCGGGTTGTTGATCGTCGTGCACTTCTTGCAGTGGTGGCAGATGAGCTCGACCTGCGTTTTGCCCGGGCCGATGAGCCGCACCTCGATCCAAGGCCGCATGTCGACCGGCGGCGGCGAGCTCGGCAAGAGCGGCGTTCGCTTCTTGAGCTCCGCGGCGGTGTAGCCGTCGGCCTTCACGGCCGCGGCTCCCGAATCGCGATGACGCGATCGATCGTCGTGCCCCACTTCGCAGCCGCCGCCGCGCGCGCCTCGAACCAGGTTGCGGCCTCGACGCGGCACATGCGCGGCTTGCCAGGCTGGCCGGCCAGGGTGCAATGCCACTTGTTCATGACTCTCCGCTCCTCAAGTGCTTCGCGCACTTCCTCAGGTAGGCGCCGGCGAGCGCGGCACCACAGCGCGCGTTCCCGGCAAAAATCGTTGCGATATCCCAGCGGGCGAAAAAGGAACCGAGCGACCCGAGGAGGGCGTTCGGCGAAACGGTCGAGCGATAGAGCCCGTCGACGAGCGTGCCGAGCGCGCCCTCGACGACGATGACCTTGCGCTCGTAGGTCGCGAGCCGATCGAGCTCCCGCTCGAAGCGCTCGCGCCCCTTGGTGAGCGTGCCGACGAGATCGCCGAGCGACTTGCGCTCGATCGCCACCTTCGACTCGAGCCCGACGATCGAGTAGTCGCCGGCGTCGAGCTTCTTGCGGACCGTCGGCACGTCGGCGGGGAACTGCCAAGGCGTCTGTTCCCTGGAATCGATCGCGATCTCGTAGGGCGCGTCGAGCTTCACGCGACGGCCTTGCGGGCGAGATCGGCGAGGCGAAAGAGATCGTCCTGACCCGAGAACCCCGAACGGTCACACCACCGTTTCCAGTTCGCATCCTTGGGGCGCTTCTCGTTGTGCTTCTCGATCCACCGGCGGATAGCCGGCTCCGCGAGCTCCACAGCGCCATCGATCGTTTCCGCCTTTCGCAGAGCCATGACGAACTCGAGCCGAATCGCCCCGCGGAGCGTCTCGTCGAACAGGGCGCCGCCCACCGGGATCGTTCCGTAGGGCAACCTAGCTTTGGCGAAAAAGTCGGTGGACTCTGCATCCCACTCGCGCATCAGCACAAACAGGGCCTCTCGCCGCTCCTCGGCCAAGTCCGACAGCCTTTGCTGTCCAGGCGGCCGCGACACGACGATCAGCCCATCGGCGATCATCTCCGCCGCGCACTCGTTGATGAGTGCCATGGTCTCGGCGACGGTCACGCGTCCGCCCCAACGCGCCGAACCGCGCCCGCGAGGTCGGTGAAGACGACGCCCGGTTGGTTCAGCCGCGCAACGACGAGAGCCGCGTCGACGCGCTCGATCGCCTCGCGAAGCTCCTCGGTCACCGGTACCGCGCCGAAGACGACGGGCGGCGGCCGGTACGGGATCCGCTCGTCGGGGATGGCCACCGCGGGCTCGGCCGTCGGCGGGATGGTGTCTGCAAGAGGAGAGACGCTCATCAGCTCAGGCTCCTTAGGTGCGGACTACTGTTCTTTCGGACAATTCCTGAGAGAGGCAGGCGCGAAAAAGGCCCAGCGGCGAACCGTTGGGCCTCAAACGATCAGGTCGGGAAGTGGATGACGAATCGACGAGTTACCCGTCGACGACGGCCGCCCGCGTGCGCATCCGTCATAGACATGGGCTCAGCTCGCTTTCCGGTGCGGCGCTCGCGCCCAGGAGTCGGACGGGATGCCGAGCTCCCGCTGGAGCGCGAGCGCGAGCTCGAGCGTCGGCATCCGCTCGGCCGCGAGGTAGCGCGAGATCGCGGGCTGGGTGACGCCGAGCCGCGCCGCCAGGTCGGCCTGTGACAGACCGGCACGTTCAAGGGCGAGAGCCAGAAGACGCCGACCCTCGGTCGGGCGTTTCCACTGCCTGGAGCGTCGCAATGTCACAGAATGCCGAACTAGCAGACCGCGGCATTCATGTCAATCGGCATTATAAGTCGCGGGACTTGTTGACATTCATGCCGCTTGGCATGATTCAGGACGTGCGGACCATCGGCGACCGCGTGAAAGAGATCTTCGAGGAGCGCCTGGCGCGCGAACCGGAGCTCACCGGCGCCGACGTGAACGAAGCGATCGGGAAGAAGCGCCTCTCCGGCTACTTCTCGCGCCTGATGAACAACCAGCGCAACGAGCGTCCCGACCGCGAAGCCATCAAGCAGATCGCGGACTACTTCGGCGTCTCGTTCGAGTGGCTCTATCTCGGCCGCGGCCCGAAGTACGCGCCGACAGGCATGCCGACGACGGAAGCGGAGCTCTTGCGGGCCAGCGTTCAAGGACTCGCGCCGCCCGCGCCTGCCGAGTTGCCCGACAACCTCGACGCGGCCGTGCGCTTCCGGCCTGCGCGGTACTCGGACGCCTTGATCGCGCAGGTTCGGCGCGAGCTGCGCGAGCAGGGCATCCACCCGAACAGCCGCACGCCGGTCGATTGGGACGAGGAGCTCACCCAGCGGCTCATCCGTTCGATCGGTGAGGACATCGCACGCGGGAAGGCGCGGGACGCGCAGGAGCGCACCGTCGTGAACCTCCTGGAGGAGACGCAAAAGCGGGCCGCGGCTGGAGAGAAGCGCTAGCCGGAACGACATTCGTTCGCATGCTGCTTGACATTGCATGCCAACCGGCATTATGGTCGGCGGCATGTCAACGCGCGTCCCGCCGAGTCTCCTCCGGTCCCTCCTAGCGGCGGCCGCCCGCACCTACGCGCTCCGCCTCGCGCTCGCGGTGGTCTCGTGAAGAGCGGCGCCGCCCCGGCGCTCGCGCCCGAGCTCGACGAGGCGCACCCGGTCGACCGGACGAAGCTCGACCTGATCGACGCGATCTTGTCGGACCAGCTCGCGGCAGCCGAGCCCCGGCCGCCCCCTCCGGCGCCGCGCATCTACGACAGCGCCGGCCACGCCTTCGCCGCAGCCCGCGCCGAGTACGCCCTTGAGATGGGGAAGTTCTCGCACCTCGATTGGCGCGACCGGACCGCGTTCGATCGAGTCCCCTCCCCGGCCGCCGTTTTCGACCGGCTGTGCTTCAAACACATCGCCCTGATCAAGGACGACTCGAAGCGAGACCGCGCGCTCGGCGACTACCGCGCCGCGCGCGATCACAAGCGCTTCGGACCGAAGATGATCGCGCGCGCCTTCGCGAAGCTCATCAACGGGTGGCAACCGTGAACGAGAACGGAGGCTTCGCCGAGCCGGCTCTCGTCTCGGACTTGGCGCGCTCGGTCGTGGTGCCGGACCCGGACCTCGTGCTCCGCGCGCGGCGTCTGGTGGCGCTCCGAGAAGCGGCCTCGAAGGAGATCGAGGAGCGCTGGGCGCATGAGCTCGCCGCGTCGATCTGCGCCCGCGTCTTCGCGGCGGAAGACTGCGGCGCGGAGTCGGGCGCGGAGTCGGGCGCGATCGAGGACGTCATCGCCGAAACGATCGAGCAGAGGTGGCGCAACGTCGGCACCTACTGGGGCTGGAAGTTGGTTGGTTTCCCGCGCGCGGTGCGGATCTGCATCGCGTGCGTCAACGCTTGGAAAGGAACTGAATCATGAAGATGTGGCGACAGGGCGACGTGTTGATCATGCAGGCGGACAAGGTGAAGCCCGGCGCGGAGGTGCCGCGCGACAAGGGCCGCGTCGTGCTCGCGTACGGCGAGGTGACCGGCCACGCGCACGCGATCAAGACGCCCGCGGCGAAGCTCTACGAGCTCGCGACGCCGGCGGCCGACGCCGCCGCGCTCGCGCTCGGGGAGCGGATTCTGCGCTCGCGGACCGGGATGCGGCTCCAGCACGAGGAGCACGACGAGATCAAGCTGCCCGCGGGGTCGTTCCTCGTGCGCCATCAGCGCGAGTACTCGCCGACGGCCCTCCGCCAGGTGATCGACTGATGAAGAAGTACGACTTCAAGGATCACCCGGAGCACAAGGCGCGTCTCGAGGAGTGGCGCGATCGCTGGATTGCGATCGCGCTGCGGACCGAGCCGCAGACCGAGGGCGATCGGATCTCTTGCCGCATCGCGCTCCGCGGGCTCTACGCGGCGGCGACCCTGGAGGCGCCGCCGCCTCACCGCGAGGTCTTCTGCGCCTCACCGATCGGCGCCGCAATCGCGTGCGTCTTCGCCTCCTGCGTTTGGTGGCTCCGGGAGAATCCGGGACGTCACGCGGCGCTGTTTGGGCGCGCCGTGACCGAGGGCGAGATCGTGGGCGCGATCGCGCCGGCAACGCTGATCGCTGTTCACGCCGGGTTCGGCCTCCCGGTTCCGCCGTATCAGCGGCGGAACGACGCCGCGACGAGGGCCGCGACGAGGGCCGCGACGTGGGCCGCGACGTGGGACGCGACGAGGGACGCGACGTGGGACGCGACGAGGGCCGCGACGGAGGCCGCGACGGGGGACGCGACGTGGGCCGCGACGGAGGCCGCGACGAGGGCCGCGACGGAGGCCGCGACGGAGGCCGCGACGAGGGACGCGACGAGGGCCGCGACGAGGGACGCGACGTGGGACGCGACGAGGGCCGCGACGG